AATGAGGGTTAAGCACCCCCGCGACATCACTTGCGCCAACTGTCAGTGGTATCTACCCGCTGACAGTCGGCAAGGTGAATGCCGGTTAGCACCATCGCACAGCGGGTATCGCTGGGTGCTGGTGCGGCCCCATGAATGGTGCAGCCAAGCCAAAGAAGCCAAGGCAAAACCAGAGGCCGAAGATTAACAACACCAAGGCGGCAATTAAACGATTGCCGCCTCTCCTTTCGCAAGAGAACGAGGAAACAATGTGCATCCCACTCAAAGACCCAGAGTACCCGCCACACAGCGAATTTCCGGGGAAGAAGCCATGTCACTGACCGCACCAAGCCTATCAGCCCCGGCGAAAGAATGGGCGCTTTACTACCTACGGCGCGGGTGGTCCGTGGTGCCCGTACGGCGGGGCGAGAAGATACCCGCCATTCCCTGGCACCAGTTCCAAAACCGACGCGCTACCGAAGCCGAGATTCAGGATTGGTTTGCCGATCCCACCATGGGCGTGGGGATCGTGACCGGCGCCATTTCCAACTTGGTGGTGCTGGATTTCGATGGCGAACTGGGCGCCGCCACAGAACAGCAAATCCTTGACCGGCTGGGCGCAGGCCCAGTGTCGCTGACCGGCGGCGGCGGGTGCCACCGCTTCTTCAGCCACCCAGGGCGCAAAGTTCCCACACGCAAGGGCATCCTGCCGGGCATGGATATCCGGGGTGATGGCGGCTTTATTGTCGCGCCGCCTTCGGTCCACGCCAGCGGGCGCCAGTACTCCTGGGACGTTGATGCCCATGTGGATGACCTGGGCTTGCCAAGCCTGACTGACAGCATGGTGGATTTGATCTGCCAGGATGTTATCCATGGTTCCGGTTCAGTGTCTCCGGTGGTTCACGCGCCCGGCCCACTCGGGCTGCAAGGCACCATCACGGATGGGCGGGAACAGTATATGCGCGATACTGTCCTGGCAGTGGTTGCCGATCTGAAGGCCAAGCTGGGGCGCCTGCCAACAGAAGAAGAAGTGGTGGCGGAAGGCTGGCCCCAGTACGCCAGCAAGGTGGATTTCCGGCGCCCTGGGCGGGGTGAGGCAGAGTTCAGGATGAAGGTGCGCTACACGCTGGAAAGAGCGGCTAGAGGGCTTGTGAAGGTTGATAGGGCAGCACCAGTAGCGCAAGCCACACAAGCTGCCCAAGAAGCCACCACAGAGGATGGCAAGCCGCGCCCGGCACTCTGGCAGGATGTGGGACAGTTCTCCCCCACCGAAATCCCCAAGCGGCCCTGGCTGGTGCAAGGCTATCTGCTGCGGGGGGCGGTGACGGTTCTCAGCGGCCAGGGCGCAGGCGGCAAATCATCCATGACAGTGGGCTGGACACTGGCGGGGGCGCAGGGCAAGCCGTTTGGCGGGTTCCGGCCAGAAGCCAAGCTGACAATCGTCAACTACAACACCGAAGATGACAAAGACGAACAGCAGCGCCGCTATGCCGCCGCCATCAAGGCCCAAGCCGCCAGCAGCGAAGCCATGCACCAGATCATACGGTGCGGCCCATATAGCGTAGGCACCCTGTTCGCCAGGAACCTAAGCACCGGGCAGATCGAACCCACCCAGGCAATGCAGGAACTGGAACGCATCTGCATGGAAGAGCAGGCCGATCTTCTGGTTTGCGATCCGCTGGCAGAACTCCATGACAGCGAAGAAAACGATAACACAGCGATGCGCCAAGTGGTGGCAGCATTCCGCACCCTGGCGCAGCGGCTGGATATGGCGGTGCTGATCCTGCACCATGACCGCAAAGGCACCAGTACGCCAGGCGATATGGACCGGGTTCGCGGGGCTTCTTCGATCTCAGGGGCGGTGCGGGTAATGCTGACACTCACCACCATGACAGCGGAGGAAGCAGGCGCCTTCGGGGTGCAAGCTGATGAGCGCCGGTCCTACATTCGGATCGACAGCGCCAAATCAAACTACGCGCCAGCCCAAGAAGCCGAGTGGTACAAGCTGACCGCCATCGAGATCGAGAACGGCGAGATCATAGCCGCCGCACTGCCCTGGGAGCCGCCAAGCCCATTTGGCAATCTCAGCATGGCAGAGTGTGTGGCGATCCTAGAAACCCTTCAGAAAGGCTTCATGGAGGATGGCAAGCACTATTTCTATGCGGCCAAGCCAACCGCCACAGAAGGCGCCGCATGGCAAGTACTGACCGCCACCGGGAAGGTGTCAGACCAGCAAGCCAAGAACATCTTGCAGGCTTGGCAGGAGGAAGGCACCATCTTCCCAGTGAACGGTCCAAGCCCGGCAAATCGCCACAAGCGCAGCAACTATAACGTGTGTCCAGAGAAGCTGGCGCAGATGAAATTGGTGGCGCCAAAGCCGTTTTTGGAGGGCCAATAATGTGTGCTAGTGGGGTGGAAAACACCCCATCCACTAGCACTTTACTAGCACATTTGGGTGTGCGTGCTAGTCGATGGCCCCTAAGGGAAACACTACTCGCACGTACGACTAGTGCTAGCACACTAGTCGCACGCGCGAGTGGTTAAGTGGTTCCCAATCTTAGGGGCCAAAGGCACACAAGCACCACAACTGGAATGGGAAGAAGTAATGGCGAAAGAAGAAATTATCCCACCGCTGAAAGAGGCGAAAGGCGAATGGGTATGGCGAACAAAGCAGGCGGGTGCGCTGGATGCCCTGGTGTCTTGGTTGGAAAAGAAATGGGGTTTTGATAGGCTCCCGCGTCTGGTGTCGCCCGCGACAAGGGAGCGGTTTCAGGCGGCAGAGGATATGCACCGGCAAGCGACAATGGCGGGTGAGGATATGGCGGAACTGGACGCCATGATGATGAGGGCTTGGAAGGCATTGGCCGCAGAAGCACTGGCAGCAGGCTATGAACCGCTTCCGGGGCCTCTGGTGACTGTGCGGGCTGATGAGGAGGAGCGCGGCACCATCTGCATCTGTCAGGATGATACCCATGCCCAAGCGATCTTGGCGCGGGCTAAGGCGGAAGGGTGGAACGCGGAGGTTTGGACGGTGGAAGAGGTGGGGAGGGTTCTGAAAGGGGCTTCGCCAATAGCGGAAATCAAAGCTGCATTTCCGAAGGCGAAGGTGGTGCGGAAAGGACAGTTGATCGAAGATGACATACCCATCTAAATTGAAGGTATGAGCCGGGCATTCGAGGCAGCACAGATAGACTTCGGGCCGGATATTCAGGAAGGCTGTACGCTTGTGACAGAGAGGTATTGGGCGCCAGATGTAATGCTGGCGAGGGGCATGATTAGCGAGGCGCTGTATGCCGCTGCAAAGCGGCTGCGGGATGATTATTATGCGGGGCAGGCTGGGAGGCTTGGGGCGCGTGAGGCGTTTACACGGGCTTTTAGGGCGGTCGGTAGTACCGCTATGCCTGCGCTGGCTTGGACGGTTCTTAGCCATGGCACGGTGACGGGCTGGGCTGAGTGTAAAGGGCTTGATGTGGCAAAGGCGGCTGGGCAAGTGGTGCAGGCGCTGGAACGGTTGAACCGATTTTATGGAGCGAAAGTGTGAAAAAATCTTGGCCGGCTGAAAAAATTGAAATGCGGCAGTTGGATAAGTTGATCCCTTACGCCCGCAATTCCCGTACCCATTCGGATACCCAGGTGGCGCAAATAGCGGCATCCATAAAAGAATGGGGGTGGACCACTCCAATTCTGGTGGATGAGGAAGGCACGATCATTGCGGGGCATGGGCGCACCTTGGCCGCTAGGAAATTGGGGCTGGCTGAAGTACCTGTGATGGTGGCAAGGGGATGGAGCGAAGCCCAGAAGAAGGCTTATGTCATAGCCGACAATCAATTGGCCATGAATGCAGGCTGGGACACTGAATTACTTTCGGTTGAATTGAAAGAGTTGGGAGAGCTTGGGTTTGAATTAGACCTAATTGGCTTTGATGATAAAGCCTTAGCAAATTTTCTTAATGATGAAACAGAAGGACTGACTGACGCGGATGAAGTGCCTGAAGCGCCCGCCGATCCGGTTTCCGTTCTGGGGGATGTGTGGGTGCTGGGCAAGCACCGGATCATCTGCGGCTCGTCCACGGAGGCGGATGTGGTGGGCAAGCTGCTGGGCGATGTGAGGCCGCACCTGATGGTGACGGACCCTCCGTATGGGGTGGAATACAGTGCAGATTGGCGAGATGCTGCTCTGGGTGGGAAAGCTGGAGGGCGGGCCACTGGTAAGGTTTTAAGTGACGACAAAGCCGATTGGCGCGAGGCTTGGGCGTTGTTTCCTGGGGATGTGGCCTATGTTTGGCACGCTGGCAATATGGCGCATGTTGTTGCCGAAAGCCTGCTGGCTTGCGATTTTGGGATTAGGGCGCAGATCATTTGGGGCAAGAGCCAATTCGTGATTGGTAGGGGCGATTATCACCCTCAACACGAGCCTTGCTGGTACGCCGTCCGAAAAAACAAGAAGGGTCACTATGACGGCGGTCGCAAGCAATCGACCCTCTGGCAAATTGAAAAGCCGCGAAAATCCGAAACCGGCCATTCGACCCAGAAGCCAGTCGAGTGCATGAAGCGGCCTATTGAGAATAACAGCAGCCCAGGCCAGGCGGTTTATGAGCCGTTCTCTGGTTCTGGCACGACGATCATTGCCGGGGAGATGACGGGGCGGAGTGTTTATGCGGTGGAGTTAAATCCGGCGTATGTGGATGTGGCGGTGAAGCGGTGGCAGGACTTCACGGGGCAGAAAGCTATATTAGAAGGCTCGGGTAAAACCTTTGATGAGATAGGGGGCGAAAGGCATGGAAGCCGTTGAGAAAAAGAAAAGGGGGCGCCCAAAGTTAGAAATAACAGACAAGGATAAACAACAGGTTTCGGTACTGGCGGGGCTTGGTTTAACACGGGACCAAATAGCGCTGGTTATGGGGATGTCCGATGAGAGTGTCGGTAAGTATTTCCGCAGGGAATTAGAGGAAGGGGTGGCGAAAGCAAACGCTAAGGTGGCGCAGAATCTATTCTCGATTGCTACAAGCCGCGAGCAAGGAAGCGTTGCAGCAGCTATTTTTTGGATGAAAAGCAGGGCAAGATGGCGTGAAACGACACATATTGAGCATTTACACGCTGCTGACGAAAACTACGTGGATGCCTTGAGAATGGTAGCGAATAGGATGCGTCCAACCCAAAACGACCCTTTGATTGGCGGTATAAAGCCAGCGGGGCGCGTGATCGACGTAAGCGATCAGGCCAGCCAGGACGCAGCGGTTGCCCGGAAACTAGCCAAAGATGGGCAAAAAGCAGCAGAAATCTTAGGTATATCGTCCGTGAGCGATAGTGATGACAATCAAAAGAAATCAAAGGGTTAGTGTGGATTTTTACATAATGCACCTTATGCGGTTCCAGGGTTTTGGGCGCCTTGGGTGCCTGGACCCCGGCCCCACCCCCCCCCTTAAAAATCCGAGGGGGGGGCGGGCTGGTGGCAATATATGTATGCTTACCCCCCCCTGGGACCCTGGGCAAAAACACCCCTGGGTCCCTTACCCTCGATGATTTTTTTTGATAGAGTCCCTTTTTGATGGCATCCCTTCCTTCCAAGCAACCCAAGCGCCCTTCTTCTGCCGGGGGTAATGGGTTGCCTGTGTCTGGCGCCCCGCCGCAAAAGGAGGCTTTTAACGCCGCTGCCCAAGCTGAAGTAATTGAGCGTTTGGCCCGCGACCCCGTTCTATTCGTCGAATCCATGCTTGGCGCCACCCCGCAGAAGTGGCAGGCGGACGCTCTTAGGGCGATTGCCAATAATGACCGTGTGGCGATTCGCTCTGGCCATGGCGTGGGGAAAACTGCCTTCTTGTCCTGGCTGGTGTTATGGTGGCTCCTTACTAGACTGCCGACCAAGGTCGTTTGCACCGCCAACACCGCGCACCAGTTATCTGATGTCCTGTGGTCCGAGATTGGCAAATGGCATCGCAAGCTGCCCGAAGGAATGCGGCGCCTCCTCGAAATCAAATCCGACAAGATCGAGTTGGCTGGCGTCCCCGACAGCTTTGCGGTGGCGCGCACCAGCAGGCGGGAACAACCGGAAGCCTTACAGGGGTTCCACAGTGAGAACCTCCTCTTTGTGATTGACGAGGCTTCTGGCGTTCCCGACATTGTGTTCGAGGTGGGCCAAGGCGCCTTGTCCACTGAGGGCGCCAAGGTCGTAATGACCGGGAACCCCACGCGCAGCCAGGGTTATTTCTATGATGCGTTCAACAAGAACCGCAAGCGGTGGTGGGGCAAGCGGGTTAGTTGTCACGATGCGGACACGGTGGACAAGGCGTTTCTTGAGGACATGGCGTCGCAGTATGGCGACGGGTCAAACCAGTACCGGGTTCGTGTGTTGGGTGAGTTCCCCAGTGGCGACGACGATGCGTTGATTGCGCGCCACCTAATAGAGTCTGCCACTACCAGACAGGTGGAACCCAGCCAGACGGCGCCCGTGGTGTGGGGGTTGGACGTTGCGCGGTTTGGCGATGACAGTACGACGCTGGCCAAGCGCCGGGGCAATGCGATCACCGAGCCGATTAAGATGTGGCGCGGCAAGGACTTGATGGAGACTTGCGGCATGATCAAGGTGGAGTGGGATGCGACGCCTGGCGGTATGCGGCCCCAGGAAATCTTGGTTGACGTGATTGGCTTGGGCGCTGGCGTGGTGGATCGGCTGCGTGAATTGAACCTCCCCGTCCGTGGGATCAACGTTGCCGAGTTGCCTGCCTTGGATGGGCACCGGTTCAGCCGGTTAAGGGATGAATTGTGGTGGAAGGCCAGGGAATGGTTTGAGCAGCGGGATTGCACCATTCCGAATGACGAGGCTTTGGTGGATGAGTTGTGTGGTCCGCTGTACACGGTGACGAGTGCGGGCAAGATACAGATTGAGCCAAAGGCGCAGATGAAGCGGCGCTTGGGGCGCAGCCCTGACAAGGCGGATGCGTTTTGTTTGACGTTTGCCACCACGGCGGCGGTAGCCAGTGGTGGTGGTGGATATGCTATAAGGTGGGGCCAGCCAATCCGGCGGAATGTGAAAGGGGTAGTGTGATGAAAGAAGTGTGGGACAAAGATCGGCCCAAGGGTTTACCGAAGCCAAAGAAGTTGTCGCCCGGCAAGAAGGCTGCGGCGATGTCCAGGGCCAAGGCGGCGGGGCGCCCATTCCCAAATCTTATTGATAATATGTGGGCCTCGCAAAAAGGTAAAAAGAAATGATGGGCGTGTTAGACGCTTCATTAAAATTTTGTCATGGGTGTAAAGCAGAAAAGCCTATTTCTTCTGATTTTTGGAAAGGGCAATCAAAGTGTATTGCCTGCTCCAAAGAAATGCAAAAATCATATTGGAATAGTCGAACACCCAAAAAGCGATTGGAGCAACATCTTAAATACAAATACTCTTTAACTGTTGGCGAATTACTTGAAGCGTTGGAGCGCCAAAATGGCGGTTGCGCTATTTGTTCGTCAAAACTTCCCGATCTGATGGTTTATAATAACCGAAAAAGAGGATACGCCATAGATCACAATCATGAAACTGGGGAATTTAGGGGAATCTTATGTCTACCATGCAATACTGTTTTAGGTATGGCAAAAGACAGTCCTGATCTTTTGGAGAGAGCAGCCTCATATCTTAAAGATAGAGGATTTTATCATGAATTTTACCTTTCTAGGAAAGTGAAGTGAAGTACTATTGCATTTCGCTGCGAGAGACACCGGAACGCACGGCGCGTGTTCAGCAAGAATTTGAGCGCGAGGGCGTTCCGGTAACTTGGGTCTGGGGCATCTACGGGAAGTCGATGCAGATCAAGTCTGAGATACCGATGCACTCGGATTACTTT